CCCTCGCCATGCTCTTTGTTGGATTCTACCACATAGCCAGCACCAGTAAAGATGCCTGCAAGGAAAGCGTGGTAAAAATCCTCCCGATAGTCATGGTAGCTGATGGTCATGCGTAGCAGCTTGGTCATTTCTTTTGTCAGAGCTTCGCTGTTTCCGCTCCAGACTGCATCAAACAAAGGACTGCGGTTCCATGCCTTTGCACTGTCATCAAACCATTTGCTTACAGTGGTTTCAAAAATTTCCCGAATCTCTGCATTGGGAATCATCAGCGCAGAGCAGCCATCCGGCAGCGAATCCGTCAAATCTTTATCCCGCACCTTGGTCAGATAGCCTGTCAGATACAGCACACTCCAAAGATTTTCCTCAGAGGAGTGCAGATAATCGTAGGTCAGATTTTCTTCAATATGCTGAACAATGGAGCCGCCAGCCATCAGCGTTTCAAGCTTTGTGGTGATATTGTCGCCTGCATAGTCGATAAAAGAACGGATAATAGCATTATCGCTGGTGTTTTTCCAATAGCTTTTCGGCTTCTGTGCTACACCATACTGGAAATCCCGCAGATAACTGATCACATCCCACGGACAATAAATGTCTGCATCGCCAAAATGATAACCGTCGTACCATGCCTTGATTTCAGCAGACTGCGATTCAAGATCAGCATCTTTCAGCATTTGATCTACATCTGCCTGTGTAAAACCAAAGGATTCGCTCAACCGGGGAGAAAGAATCGTATCCGAAACGAAATTGTTCGTCCCGGTAAAAATGCTTTCTTTGGCAATTTTCAGGCAGCCAGTAACAACAGCAAAGTCGAGGGAGGTGTTGTCTTTGAGCGTGGTGCTCATCATAGCCCGCATCACGTCCAGCATCTGCGAATAATATCCGTTGCTGCTGGCTTTGGCAATGGGAACATCATACTCATCCAGAATGACGACCGCCGACTTTTTGAAATGGATTTCCAGCATCCGAGTCAATAGCAAAAAGCAGCTTTTTGTTTCATCCATTGATGCAGTGCGTCCCAGAATCCGCTTAAAGATGCCTTTGTCATCGTCAGAAATAGCATCGTCGTCCAAAAGAAACTGATAATCCTGAAATGCAAATGCCAGCTTCATGCACAGCATTCCATAGGCACTTTCAAAGGTCAGACCGTCCGTGTCCTTGAAAGAGAAAAAGACCACAGGACACTGATTCATCCACTTTTTGCAAAGTTCCGTATTTTTGGAGATCGCCAATCCCTCAAACATCTGCTTGCTGTCTTTGGTGATGTCCAGAAAATTTGCGAGAGTGCTCATACCGAGAGATTTTCCGAAACGACGAGGGCGAGTAATCAAGTTGACTTTAGGAATGCCGCCATCCAGAATCTCTGCAATCAGATTGGTCTTATCAATATAATAATATCCTTTGGTACGAATCTCTGAGAAATTTGAGATCCCAACAGGAAACTGCAAATCTGCCATGCAATGCTCCTTTCCGCTCATAGAGATGAGCTTTCAGAACTTACTACTGTAAGTGTACCATGAAATATAGAATCATACAAGAATCAAGTGACATCGAAATAGAGCAGTTTCATTATGCTACGTTCAATCTGGTGGCTTTATAGCAGTCAGCGCACATTCCCTCATGGGTGGCGGCAAACTCTGCCGCCTGCATGATGGAGCCATCCTTCAGCTTGACCCTCTTAATGGGCTGGTTGCAACGAGCGCAGATGCAGGGCACAGGCGGCTGTTCCGGCTTTTGGCTGGTGGATTTCGGTTTCGGCTGCTTTTGCGGTTCTGCCTCCGGCTGCGGTGCAGCATCTTCCGGCAAATCCTCTCCGGCATAGACATAGAGGCCAAGACCGAACATAGCAAGGTTCTTCACCAAGCACCGCATGATAGCCTTATTCACATCGAACATGGAGGCTGCTTCTACGGTGCGTTCTTCCATGCCGATCTTTTCACGGCGGCGGGTCTGCGGATTGTAGTCCCATTTCGGGGTGGTGTAGGTATAAGACACGGCTTTCATGGCTTTGTTTGCGCCATCCAGTACAGGCAGCCACATTTCGTGCGAAACGCCCTCAATCGTGACCGAGGTATACACCATGAAGCCGGTTATGGGGTCATAAACATAGGGCAGACCGTTGAATTTCTTGACCTCATAGCTGGCAGCAGGGTACAGCTTCTTCACCTCTGCCCAGGCATACGCCCAGCTTACATATTTCAGCTCCGTGTTGCCGGACTTTTTGACTTCCAGATGATCCTTGAAATCAACGGCAGATAATTTTACGAATGGATTTTCCGTAGCCATAAGATAACCTCCAAGAAAAAAGGCGGCAGAGAAGTCACTCCCTGCCGCCATATACAAAGTTTTATGCCGCATGAACGATGTTAAACCTGCGGCTGCTTACATTTTTGCTGTACTGGTTGAAAATGTCCGGCTGCTCTTTCCGCAGTCGCTGAGAATCCACACGCTTGCTTTCGGAGGATACCCACGATACCTTATAACCCGGTGCTGTGCCATAGGCAGCATCCTGCATTTGCAGCTTGACCTGTTGCTCGATAGCCGTTTTCTCCTGTTCCATCTGCTCGATTTGGTCGGAAAGCTCCTGCCGCTTATCCAGAAGTCCATGCAGGGCACTCAGGTCAGCGGTCCTATCCCGGTTGTCTACCTCATAAAGCTGGTTGATCTGCTGGGTGTCACAATCGCAACCGTTGGGTGCAGGGGGAATCTGGGGCACAACATGGTTCGTCCAGAAAAGCTCTTCCTTATCAATAAGATCAGAAAGCACCTGTTTATCCGTCACAATTTTGTGGATCACCAGCTCTCTGCCGAAAATCAGAGCCGCCATATACCAGCAGTCGAAACCGCTGACAGCCAGATAGTGGTCAACCTGCGCCAGATAGTGAGCCGGGATTTTCCCATCAGCCCACTTGTCCGCAGAAAACGGTGAAACCGTTTTGCACTCCAGCCCTGCTTTCTGCCCAACGATCAGGCGGTCAAAGTCTGCCAGAAGCAGCGGATGTTCCTCGCTCTGGTAGATAGCGTTTGCACGGCGCACCTTAAAACCCGTTTCTTCGGAGAACCGCTGCGCCACATAATCCTCCAAATCACGACCCTGCCGCATGGCTTCGTTGTCGATATTTTCAATGGTATCGCTGATTTTATCATGGTATACCTGAAATGCAGAGCGATAGGGGTTCAGGCCAAGAATGGCACCAGCATCCGTGCCGGTAATGCCGCACTTACGGTAGCGGAGCCAATCCTCTTTGGATAAATTCAATGTAGATACAAGTCTTTTCATGCAATGTTCAGCCTTTCTTTCATCTGTTCTTCTGCGATAGAGAAATCGTATTCCACCAAGTCTTTGATAATGGTGGAAAACTCATCCACCAAGGTGCGGTCATCATCCAGCCACAGGGTATACAGGAAATCCAGAATGTTCCGCTGCACCCGGAGATGGTTCCAGAAACGCTCGTCCATCTGCTTTTCGGTGTCCAGCGTAATCAAGGCACTGACGATCGTGCTTTTCATCGTGATCTCGTATGCCGTGGTGCAAGTAGGCTTTGGAAAGTTGATTTCGATGCGGTCAAGGAACTCAGAAAATTCCCGGACAGCCCGGTTGCTCACATCATTCATACGTCCTCCTTTATGCTGCTGCCAGCACCATCTTATAAGCCTTGTCAATCATTGGATTGCCCTCTGCGGTGCGCAGAAACAGATTTTCGTTGTAGTTGCGAGTTTTACGGATGGGATCTGCATGGGTGGCAAAGTCGGAAACAGCGTTCACGAACCGCCATCCATTCTTGCCGACCCACTCCAGATCGGGTGCATTATAATAGCGAGCCTTCAAATCTTCCTGCAAGCGCAGGTTGTTCTTCCGCTGGCCATCGGTCAGGTCTTCGGTGACAGGGAAGAACTCGTTGATGAACTCCTGTACCTTGCGGTCAGACAGCTTGATGTTGGTCAGGTCATAGATACCCTTGCCAAGATCTGCCATATAGCTATTGGCAAGTTGCAAAGTTTCACGGGCATCCTGCACCCGGAGCAAAACATTTTCGGTGTGCTTTGCTGTCCAGATGCGCTTTGCAGAGTCAAGGGCAAGGTTCAAAGTGTTCTGGCAGACGACTCGAACCGGGGTCATGGCGACCTTGACACCAGAGCTGCCATCGTGACTATTGAAAAATACAAGATATGGGGTCACTTCGTCTCCGGCGATGATGTATTTCTCCGGCAGCTTTGCCAGCATCCAGACTTTCTTGCCACCCTGCAAAGAACCGGCAGTTTCATAAGTAACGCCCTCACCCAGCAGGTCATCGGTAAACTGAAATGCTTCTTCGTTCTGCACAATGCGGTAGCGGTCAGACACCACACCCAGAACGGCATCATCGGTGCTGCGGACATTGGCGCGATAGCCGGAGATCATTGCACCCGTGCCTGAGTAGATGTTGCGGCTTTCCACCTGCCAATCGAGACCAGCCAACTCCAAGGCTTCACGGCTTGCAGGGGCATCCATAACGATACGGCCAAGGCCATGCCAAGGGGTCTCACGGACAGAGAACATGGTTTCAACATTTGCGGACATAATACATTCTCCTTTTTTACATAGATGCGTTAGTTGTTATTCTCGATTTCTTCAGCAATTCGGACAAGCACTTCCACCAGAACTGTGCCGATGTCCCGGATGATCTCAGACCAGAAATTCATTGGAAATTTTCCTTTCTGCGCAGATGCGCCTTAAAATGTGATCGTGATGATGATAATGAAAATGCGGATTAACGTAAAATCACCTCCAGACATAAAAATAGCCCCTGAGTCTTTCGGCTCAGAGGTTTCGGATCACGATTATATTATCTGGGTGAGATTTTTTGGATTACAGTATGCAGAACAGGCTTGTTTTGCAAGTAGAAAGACGGTACAATAGTAAAAAATGAAACTGTGTTCTAGTTAAATAAGGTGGTGAAAGCAATGGGCGAAGCAATAGTCTATCATGTCATGCACATGGAAAAGTGCGTGGCACAGGTAAGCACGGCTGGTGAATGCAAGATTTACCTTGAAGATTTTATGCCATACGATTTAGTGCTGGAAGAATCGGATGACTTTGATGATCGAATCAATAATGTGACCAATTTTTATTATTGGTGTGCATCCCGTATGCTAACGCTGGATCGTACCTACGCGAAAGAGATTCTGAATAGTATCGGCGCATCCCAGAGTGTTACAGACCGCGAGCGCGCTCAAATTGCACTTTCTTACCACTGTTTATCTTTGCTGGATGTGTTCTGGGTAAAAGAAGAAAATGAGACTGTCCGATTTGAGGATATCAATCTCTACACACATTCTTTAAGCAATGCTCTTGTGGATATTGCACTGCGTGGGCATCAGATGACTGTGACAAATGCACATCTTTTGGCAAATGATTTGTCCACTGGTGGATGCTATCCTAAAGCGTGGGTGCGCAAGGATGATGGCTTCTATCTTTACAAAGATGGCGGACAAGATGCAGTCGAGCGTGAAGTGCTGGCAAGTAAGATCTGCCGATGCTTTGACTGTCATCAGGTTCTGTATGAGCAGGGAATGTTTGAGAACGAGCCGGTTTCTATCAGCAAAATTATGACTTCACAGCGGTATAGCCTTGTGACGTATGCAGCCTATGATGTCTACTGCACAAACCATGATTGGAACACGCTGGATAAAATTCTGGAACTGGATGCTCACGGATACTATATGATGAACATTCTGGATTATCTGGTGGGCAACACCGACCGCCATTGGGAAAACTGGGGCCTGTTGGTGGACAATGAGATGAATCAACCTGTCCGGCTGCATGATCTGATGGACTTTAATCGAGCGTTCCAGCAGTATGACACGCTGGATGGTGCAAACTGCCTGACTGTTGGAAAGCGGCATTTGAGCCAGAGAGAAGCAGCGATAGAGGCAGTTAAGAAAGCTGGCTTGAATCAGAATTTTTTTGTGGATGAGGCTGTATGGAATGAGCGTATAGAATGGAAAAATATATTTCAAATGAGGCTGAGTGATTTGAAAAAGTCAGTAGGGTAGTATCGAACATTTTTTATGGATTCATTGGATAGCCAGAAAATACGAGAGCACAAAGAATTTGATTTTAGACTTGTGTAAGTGTTAATTCAGTTGCGTTGGATGGAATATAAGAAGGATTATATTTGGTTGATAACAATATGAGGAACATAGAATGACACAAGAAGAGTTAAATGCTGCAATTGAGGCAGATGGATATTGCAAGCCACGTGAAGAAATAAAAGAGTTTGATAATCGTCTTTATCTGCAAGAAGTGGGGGGTCGTTGCCCATTATGTGGAAAATTGCTGATAGATCGAAGGCAAAAAAAGAAAGTAAAGCTATTTGAAATAGCACACATCTATCCTAATAGACCGACAGAAGAACAATATAGAACTTTGCAAGGACTACCAAGACTTGGAGATAATTCGGAGTCGTATGACAATAAGATAGCATTATGTCGCGATTGCCATAAAACACAAGATCATCACACTACTGTTGAAGATTACATACAACTTCTGAATATAAAAAAGAAATGCTTGCAAAATACTGCATTGAATGAAGCAACAGCAACTCTCGGACTAGAAGATCAGATTTGTGAGGTGCTAAAAAGGCTGACAACTGTGAAAGAAAGCGAGTTGGCAGAGCTTAATTATACCCCTGTTCCGGTTGCAAAAAAATTCTCCGAATCAGAGCTTTTATTGAAAATACGAGTTGAAGGATATGCGATAAGGTTCTATCCATTTATTTACGATATTTTCAAGGATATGGATGGAAAAAATGGATTTCATATGCAGATTTTATCAGGGCAAATCAAGAGCTGCTTTGTAAAGATGAATGATGTTACATCGGATAAATCGAAAATCTTTGACTATATAGTGAATTGGGTGAAGACTAAAACGAGCACACAATCAAAAGAAGCGTGCGAAATAGTTGTATCATATTTTGTTCAAAACTGTGAGGTTTTTAATGAAATTGCCGAGTAAAGTTACCTCATATAAAGAAAGTGTAATAAGTAAATTTCCGATTGTTTTGGAATCGTTATCATATTCTAATGAAACACCAAGACAATTGTATGAAAAAGAAAAGCAAAAGTTTAATGATATAAATGAGTATATGGAAGTGTTAGATGCGCTTTTCTTACTAGGGAAAGTTGGATATGATGATGTTCTAGGAGAATTATATTATGTTAAGTGAAATTTACTGTGACAAATTTTATCAAAAAACTATAAGATTTCGTGAAGGACTGAATGTTGTTCTCGGCACACCTGATGCAGACAATTCGATTGGAAAGTCTACTCTATTACTTATCGTTGATTATGCTTTTGGCGGTGATACATATGCAAGAGCATCAGATATAGTTAAAAATATAGGAGAACATAAAATAGGCTTTAAATTTCAGTTCGAGGATGGAGAATATGCTTTTTTGAGAGCGGTTCCTGACAGTGCTAAAATCTGGAGATGCGATTCTGACTATAGGCCGCTAGACTTGGTTGCAAAAGAGCGATTTACAGAGTGGCTTTCAAAAAAGTATGAATTGGATTTGTACCAGTTATCTTTTAGAGATGCAGTTGGACGATATATACGTGTATATGGAAAAGATAATTATGATGAGAAACACCCACTTAATATAACCTCTAAAGAACCAAATCAAAAGGCTAAAAAAGTGTTGTTGAAATTATTTGATGGCTATAAAGTGCTTTCAGATTATGAGAAAGTAGCAAATGAGGCAAAAGAAGAGTTTCAAACTTATAAAAAGGCTCAAGAAAATAATTTTATCGTGAAAATTGGAAAGAGACAGTATGAGAAAAATGAAAAGGAGGTTACAAATAAGAAAAAAGAAATCGAGGAACTAACCCAAAAGTTGGATAAAGGGCTTTTGGATATAGATACCAGCGCATCAGAACGGGCAATTGAACTCAAAAGAGAACTTACACCTCAAAAGAGAATGAGAAGTAAATTGCACAATAAAATTGCTCTACTGGACGAAAATCTCAATTATACATTTTCAGAAACGACAGAGTCATTTGAACAGCTGAAACAGTTCTTTCCAAGTGTGAATGTTAAACATCTTTCTGAGATAGAAACCTTCCATAAGAAAATAGCAACTATTTTTGATGCTGAGTTACAAGAAGAAAGAAAAAGAACACAGAAGCAGCTGGATGAAGTAAATAAAGATATACAACTGTTAGAAAACGAATTGAGTGGATTGATTAAAAATCCAAATCTTTCAACTGTTGTACTTCAAAAATATGCTGAAACACTTACGCAAATTGAAAAGATGCAGCAAGAAAATGAAGCATATCGAAAAAGAGTACTGTTAGATGAAAGAAATAAAACGGCGAGTAAAAACCTGGAAAGAGTCCAGAAAGAGCAATATGGAGGAATTGAAGCTACAATAAATAGTGAGATGGAACGAATAAATGCGACACTCTATTCAGAAAAAGTAAACCCTCCGATATTACACTTGGAAGGAAACAGCTATGAATTTTTTACGCAAGATGATACAGGAACAGGAATTGCATATAAAGGACTGGTTGTGTATGATTTAGCGATTGCTAGTTTGACAAAACTTCCGATACTGGTTCATGATTCACTGATCCTAAAGCAAATATCTGATGAAGCTGTCGAAAACATTTTGGTTCGGTATATGGAAAGCGGAAAGCAGGTGATTATTTCGCTTGACAAACAGGATTCTTACAGTAAGAGAACTGCGGAAATTCTAGAAAAGCAATGCGTATTACATCTTGCTCCCAATGGAAGAGAGCTGTTTGGTCGTGCGTGGAGTCGTCAGGAAACTTAATAATAAAATAATTAGTAAGGATTCAAAGATGCCGTTTGTAGCAGATCTGTAGCAAATCAATCGCATTTAACGAATTATCGTTATAAAAAACGAAAAGCCATCATGCATCACACGCAGGGGGTCTGGGGTTCGAGTCCCTAATTCTCCACCATACAGTTCGTACTCGAACCCGATTCTTTATGAAAAAGGGTTCGGGTACGTTTTTTGTTTACAGGAAGTTCTGAGAAGGCACTACTCGGAACAGTGGACAGGAACGAGTAAAAGCAGGGCATCACCATGAAGGTGGTGCCCTGCCTTTTGCTTTGCATCAAGTTCGCAGTCTGAGAACTTGATACTGTCTATCCCCCTATCCTGTGCGTTTCGGGTCAATCGCTGCGTACGTCCGTACACAGTCCGTACGCACGTACGCAGGAAAAAGGGCAGGGTCTGATATATAACAGTAGTCTTTTATTGTGTAATATGATATACTCAAGTCAACATGACAATTGTGAACGAGCGCAATTTCAAATGGACATCAATCGTATTTTAAGTGAACGAGCTATCTAAAAAAGGAGGTATTTGCTATGAAAAAAGCATCGAACATTTGGGTTCGCAGAGGTCTTTTGCTTCACCGTTTGCATGGACAGGAATTGGCATTAGCTCTCCTATTAAAGCAAAAACCGATGTCTGCTCCACAAATTTACTCGTCTCTTTTGGAAAAAGAAATACGCTTTGACCGCAAGAAGATTGGAAAACTTTTGGCAGACCTTGAATGGTGGGGAGTTGTCTCTAACGATAGTGGTGTATATAGCTGCCAATGTGCTGTGCTGGATAACTGTCAAGAGAGCTATAACGAGAGCCAGTTGATTGATTTGATTGGGTTGACTCAAAACACTGTGAATGGCAAATCTTTTTATAGTTCTATGCCTCCGATGAGCGTCAGTTCTCGTGGACCCAGTGGTGCATAATTGTGTGATTTCCAAATAGTAAGAAACAGGGTTTGGGGCAGGCACGCCCCAACAAGAGCACTTCAAAAACGCGGGAGCGTTGCAGAAGTGCAGTCCCGGATGGGCAAGAATTTTTCAAGAATTGAAAATTTGTGGCCACGGGACGATTCTTGCTCTCACACTTTCACTCTCTTTGCGATTTTCTTTCTTGAAAGTCTATCGTTCTTTCGTTATAATAAAACTGAAAGAAGGTGGGCATTATGACTTTGCAATATTTTGTCACAGCATCCGATACGGGCAATAGGATTCCGATTGAGGTTGACAAGTCAACTCCCGCTGACCTTGCTGCAACCAAAGAAAGCTGGCAAACCGACTGGACAAGTGAGTTCATCGGTGACCCCGCACTGGAAAAGTACACGGCTAAAACCGAAAACGGCGAAATCGTAGCATTGGGTGCTTACCGCGAAACAGAATCCAGCATGTTCGTTTATATTGAGTACATCGAAAGCCACCCGGAGAGCAACCCAACGCTGACCATTCAAAAAAAATATCTGGGCATCGGGCGTATGATGATCGCGTTCGGCATCCAGCTTTCCATTGATTCCGGTAAAAACGGCGTCGTCACTTTTGAAGCTAAGACGGATGAACTTGCAAAACATTATATCCGGGATTTTGGCGCGATCCGGGTCTTTGCCAAACAATCCGGCGGGCCGATCATGCTGATGCTTGCCGACAATGCGGCGCTTTCGCTCTTCAATACGTATCTTTCCTGAAAGGTGGTGCTCCCATGGATATTGAAGTCAAACGAATGTCCCCTACTGCTATTGAAATGCTTGACCAACTCAGCGCAGTCTGCAAACGGTTCGGCGTTGATTACTATGCAGCTTCCCAAAATCAGCGTGATCTGCTGGACAGCATTGCCCTGCACGAATATCAACTGAAAAAAGCACACGAGCAAGGGCTGAAGCGTTCCGAAGTGCCTCCGTTTCTCGGTTTGAAGCGCTCTGACCGCAGCAACGATATGCCTGCCTAAAGGTTCGACTGCTGCTGACAATGCTCCACCAAACGAAAGCCTCTAACGAAAGTTAGAGGCTTTTTTGTTGCGTCTGCCACTGTCTCACGTCAGAGCAGGACGGTACAGGACTCGAACAGGGCGGCTCTGACGACGCCAGTCGGCAGAGTAAGCAATCAGCCCAGTGGGCTGTTGCTTAGCCCGCGGTTTCTGGACCTGTAGGAATGTCTACCAAGGTCGTACGAACCCGATTCTTTACAAAAAAAGGGTTCGGGTACGTTTTTGTTTATCGGAGGTTTTGCGGTGCGTGTACGCACGTACGCAGGAAAACGGCAAAATTTCACTATATCGGGGTGTTCTTTCATGGGGGGAGTGTGGTATACTCGGCTTAGTTCAACAAATCGGGAGTTATATGTGGAGGAGGATTATTATGAATACAGTTAGAATGATTTTATGTGGAAATGTTGAAGACAGCAGAATGAATCCAAGTGAAAAGGTAGGAGTAGTATCAGTGGTTTTTGTTTCTACAGAGGAGGAAAAAATTAAGAA